TAGGACAAGGCACAGTAATTACAGGGGCTAAAGTAGCTTTCCAAGCATTTCCTAAACCTGGCAGTGATAGCATATGGACAGAGTCAGGTAATGATGTTTACGTTACTAATAATAGTAATGGGTTATATATCAACACAGCTGGTACTAACTCAGTTAATTTGATTGGATATAATGGTACAAAGTTTGATGCTATATGGCTAAGAGGTGGGAATACTCCTGACACAGGTCTTGGGGTTATGGCTGATGGTAGCATAATTGCTTCACAAGACATGACAGTCAATGGTGTTAATGTTGGTAAAGGTAGTGGAACAGGCGAGAACACATCACTTGGTAAGTTGTCTTTAAGTTCAAATAGCACAGGTAATTACAATGTTGGAGTGGGTTACGTAGCATTGGGAGCTAACGAAACAGGAGCAGGTAACACGGGACTTGGTTTTCAAGCTTTATCTACTAATGTTGGAGGAAATGACAACACGGGTGTAGGGGTTAATTCTGGCTCAACATTAACATCTGGTTCTAACAATACACTGATTGGAAATAACGCTCAACCTTCAGCAAGTGGTGTAAGTAACGAAGTTACTATCGGTAATGATGCTGTAACAGTTACTAGGTTGAAAGGTAATGTAATAGTTGGAGGTGGACTAGGTGTTGGTGTAAATCCTGGAGACTATAGTTTATATGATTCAGTCTTTAAAGTGCCAAATGGGTCTGGTATTGGTATCACAAAAGACAACCTTACTGATAATGCTTACCTTTACTTTGGTAGTGGTACAGCTAGTGCTGACGCACAACAATCAGCTATTGCAAGTATTGGCAGTAATTTAGTTATTAAAGGTGGTGGTAATGAAGCTATTACTATAGGTAATGGTGGAAATACCACTATTAATAAAGCCTTAACATTTTCTAGTATAGGCTCATCTTCAGCTCCAGGTAACCTTGTGATTGATGGCAATGGAACAGTTCTTAAGTCTACTACAACAGCTTATTCAAAACAAGAAGTAGAAGGATTGGTAAATGCAAAAGATGAAATCATTAATAAATTAACAGAAAGATTAGATGCATTAGAAAAGAGAGTTAAGTAATGTTTGGATTTACAACCTTTGCTGGTGCACCTTTTGCTTCAGTTGGTAAAGGAGCAGTGCTGACCAGTGATGTATTTATACTAGGCGAAGCTATCTATAACGTTAATGCTAATGTAATATGGAAAGGTGATGTATTTATACTAGGCGAAGCAGCCGTAACTGTAATGGGAACTATAAATGGGTCAGGATGGGTAAGACAGAATCCAGACACACCAGAGTGGGATGTAGCTAAGTCAAAAGATTGGAATAGAACTTTATAACTAAAAAGGAATAATTATGAATGTATTAATAGTGGTCGCTTTATTGGGAGCAGTAGGCTTAGGATTTGAGAATGATTGGAAGGTAGTAAAAGGATATAAGACACTGCAAGAGTGTCAAGAAGCTCATCCTCATACCCCCAATACCATGACATCTTGGTCATATAATGAATGTAATTTTTTAGCATACAAACTTCAAAATAAATAAGGTAAAACAATGTCAAAAGAAAAGATAAGTCAGTGGGACACTAACCCAGCTTCAAATACCGATGTAGGTGGAATATCCATTGCAGAAAATTGCCCTCCAGGTAATATTAACAATGCAATTAGAGAGGTGATGGCACAAGTTAAGAACTTTCAAGATGGCTCATCTGGTGATAGTTTAACCCTTAATGGTACATTACAAGGCAATACCAATGCTAACTTTCCTGGAAGCTCAACAGCTAAAACTATGCCAGCTGGCGATAATGGAACTAAAATTGCAACAACTGCCTATGTTGATAGAGAGACTGGCTCGTTAGGAACAATAGCTAAACAAGATGCTAATGCAGTTGCTATCATTGGTGGCACTATTGGTGGTGCAACAAAAACTGGTCAAGATAACAGTATCTTTATGCAAGAAATTGGTACAAATGCTACTGGTAAAAAGACAGTGTCTAGCTTATCACCTAGTGGTGGTGTTAATGGTGACGTGTGGTACAAAGTATAAATGGCTGGAATATATGTAAAAGACAATGGAACTTGGAAGCTTCCTAAGTCTGTCTGGGTAAACTCAGGTGGCTGGAAGGTGTGCCAAAATGTCTATGTAAATAGAAATGGTGCTTGGAAAGAGATGATTAAGTCTGTTACGTTATCATCTAGTCAAAGCAATTTTAATCTACATAGCTATGTAGGTAGCCCAACATCACCTTTATCATTGATATTTAATATAGAGTCTAACGTTGAGATATCATCTTATGATGTGTTGCCACCATATTATAATGGTGTAGCAAGATTTAACATAGCACCTAGAACAAACGCATTTACTGTAGGCAACTTTCCAGCTGGCTCAACTGTAATTATAAACAATAATGGTTATATTTCAGGTGGTGGTGGATTTGGTGGCTCAGGTTCAAATAAAATATCTAACAGCTATAATTATCCAAATCTACCTGGTGCTAAAGGTGGTGATGGTAGTTATGGAATCACTAAAGGTAGTAATAATAGCTTTGATTGCACAGTAGTAAACACAGGCACTATTGCTGGAGGTGGAGGTGGCGGTGGTGGTTCAGGTGGTTCAACTTCGTACGACGGAGCTTTTAACTTGGTTGGAAATGGTTACTGGGATGGTGGTGATGGTGCTGGTATTACAGCTCCTTCAGCGACAGTAGGGCAATCTATTGCTCCAACAACTGGGGCAGGTCTTCAAGGTGGAAATGGTAGAGGTGGAGATTGTGGTCAAAATGGACAACCAGGATACTCTTTAGGCAACACTGGAAGCCCCACATACTCTGGTGGAGCTGGTGGATTAGGTAAATTTGCTGTTAACGCAAACGGAATAGAGGTAGCAGTTTCTGGAACAATTTTAGGTGGGGTAGGTTAATGACAGTTAAAAGAATAGCAATGGGTGAATGGGCGCCAGATCTTCCTAGCTCAACAGGCACAGAAAATAACAACTTAGCTGATGCTAAAAATGTGTTCCCTAACAACGTTGGCTATAGTCCTTTTCCTTCAGCTGAAATAGTTTCCCCAGCAGCGGATGAAGATTTAACATCTGTCTATGCCGGTAAAGAAGGTGACTTAGTACAAATATTTACAGGTGGTGAACAAAAGTTATATATTGTTTATAGTGATAACTCACCATTGACTAGAAGAGCTTTAAGCTTTGATGGCCCTGTTGTTATTACAGACGCTAGCAGAACATCATCAGCATATGCGCCTTCTGAAGAGCCGTGGCACTTTGAGCAATTTGGACGCAAGGCATTGGCTTGCAAAAATAACAATGTATTACAACAATGGACAATAGGTATCTCTGTAAACTTTACAGATATACCAACTGCACCAACAGCTAAATGCATGACTATTGTAGGTGATCAAGTGGTAGCTGGTAATATTGGTGCTGGTGATGACCCTAATCTTGTTATGTGGAGTGATTTAAACAATGAAGAGAACTGGGTGCCAGGACCAGCATCACAAGCTGACTCTCAGTTTATTGCTGATGGTGGTGCAATTCAAAATATAACTGGTGGTGAAATTGGAATAATCTTCATGGACGAAGCGATTTATCGTATGTCCTACGTAGGTAGCCCTCTTTTCTTCCAGTTTGAGAAAATATCTACCATAGGTTGTTTTGAAGGTGCATCCGTTATTGAAGATAATGGCACATCTTATTACTTAGCTAAAGACGGTTTTTACATGACCGATGGAAATGCTGTAACTCCTATTGGGACAAACAAGTGTGATGAGTGGTTCTTTGCTAACGCTAAAGTTAAAGATTTAATAACAATGTCAGTTACAGTTGACCCTATTCACAAGTTAATTGTATGGAACTTTGAAGATAACTTTGGTAAAAGACAAAACTTAATTTACCACACAGAATCAGGTAGATGGTCAAGGTGTGAGACAGACGCAACAAGCGTTGGTGCTTTAGCTACATTAGGCACAACATTAGAAAAATTAAGTGTTTTATATCCTAATTTAGACAAGGACGTACCAGCACCGCTAGATGATCGTGTCTATATTGGGGGTAGGTATATATTTGCCGGAACTACAGGTAAGCATTTAGTTTCATTTACAGGCCCATGTATTAACCCTAGGTTGGAAACATTAGACATTGAAGATGGTTACCAATCTGTTGTTACTATGGCAAGACCAATTATTGATAATGGTTCTGCAAACATCTCTGTAGCATCAAGACAGGCATTAGATGACACAATAGAATTTGGTGTAGTTGCTGAGCCTTATGAAAACAGAAACAATTTAAGGTCTGGTGGTAGATACCATAGAGTTAGAGTTGAGCCTGTAGGTAACTGGACAACAGCAGTAGCAACTGACTTAACAATTACACCAAGTGGGCAACGATAAATGTATAAAAAACTACAAAACAAAGCTACACCAAGGGAAGTTGCTGAGGTTGTTAATGGTGTTTTAAATGG